TTCGATATACTTACGTCTATGTAGTGAGCAACACAATTTTTTAATAACCATAAAGGAAACAAAATGACAATTCAAATTACAAATAAAAAAGCAAGAACTAGAGAGCAAAACATCAGACACTTAGTATGGAGATTTGCTGATGTATTATTAAGCGCTCATCAAAAAATTCAAGACAATGAAACAGAACTTAAAGTGTATGATAATAACTATACAAAAACAATTAAAGGTAGTGATTGGGTAGATGTGAGTGCAATCTACCATGAGGTTCAATATTTGTTAGGCAAAAATGATCTATTAAAACTACTTCTTAACAGATTGACAGATGAAGAATTGCAACAACTATCACTTCATCGAGAAATTGAAAATCTCAGCATAACTGATGAGGCCTAAATGGCCGAAACGGGGAGCAATCCCCGTCTTATGCAACACTTATTAATAACCATTTGGAGATATTATGAAATATAAATCAATAGCAGAAGCATACAAAGAGTTCAACGACTCCGAAACATTCTTAAAAGGTGATGACTTGCCCCCATGGTTTACAGACACTCACGGTGATTATGAATGCAACGGAGGTTTATTTTATTGCGACAATCAGTGTTACATCATCAACGGTGATGGCAACAACTATCTACTAGAAATAGAAAATCAAGCTTACGAGTCAACATCACTTCAAGAACTCAAGAATATCTTATTCATGGATTGGGTGATGCCAAATCAACTTATAAACATGGAGATCAAATAATGGAAGATAAAACTTATCAAGGTTGGACAAACTACGCAACATGGAGAATTAGACTTGAGGTTTGCGAGTTTGACATGTCAGAACTCAGAGAGATCATCGAGAATGAATACCACGATGTAGTAGCATTGATGAGATACCTAAAAGACTATGTTGAGGAAGTGGTGTTAACTGATGTTAATGACACAAGCCTATGCGCGTCTTACGCTCTAGCATTCTTAAATGATGTCAATTACCACGAAATCGCAAACGACTTGTTTGATTGGTATTGCGAAGACCAAAAATACAGGGATTCCATAGAGTTTGCTAAGTCACAACCAAGCTATTAGTCACGCTGACGAGCTTTAAGTAAGCGAAACGCGCGCGAGCGCGTCCGTGACATAACATAACCATTAGAGGAATTATTATGAATGAATACATAATAATAGGGCTTCTGTTTGCTTTTTTATTGCAAGCGGGGGCCTTATGAAATATATCACATATTTACGCGTCTCTACGACTAAGCAAAGCTTAGGAATAGACGCGCAACGCGCTCTTGTTAAAAGCCATATCCAAGATCAGCAAGGCGAGCATTTCGCTGAGTTTATTGAAAAGGAAAGCGGGCGCAAAGTTAGTGATGAAAACAGACCACAACTACACACGGCTTTACAATTAGCAAGAAATGAAAATTGTATCTTGCTCGTTGCGAAGGTGGATCGTTTGGCTCGTGATCTTCATTTCATTACGGCTTTACTCAAAGAGGAAGTTCCTGTTCAAGTGGCGGGCCATGCTCAAATGAGTAAGATTGAATGGCATTTAATGGGCATGATTGCCGAGCATGAGGCTGATCTAATCAGCTTAAGAACACGGCAAGCCTTGCAAGCTTTACGTGACAAAGGCGTCAAGCTAGGTGCGCCACCATTCAAGCTAGCCCGCGCGCAACATCTCGGTGGCATGGCTACCAAAGACAAAGCCGAAGCTTACCGCTCGCGAGTAAGCCCAATCTTAACGGGATTGTTAAAAGATAATCACTTTATTAAATACAATCCGCGCAGTAAAAAGACTATTCCAAACTTGCAAGTCATATCCGATCATTTAAACGGGATCGGCTTGCGGACTATGTACAACAAGCCCTTTAATTCAGAAAGTTTGAGGGCATTAATGAAGAAAGAGAAATTTCTATGAGAAAGACCGCAGAAGGTAAACTGACGCCAGATGATATTCTGTCTGGATCACAGGTAGCAGCACTATTAGGTAAAAATCCATTTCAAACGCCAAATGACGTGCTAAAACGTGCATTTGATGTCATGTCTGGAAATGAGCCTGAATTTAAACCCCATGAATCAATGTCCTGGGGTAACGCATTTGAACTTGACATTTTGAATGAGGGATGCGCACGATTAGGCCTTGGTAATCCCAAGACGACATTCGATAAAGCATTCTTTCATAAAGACTTACCTCTTGCCGTGTCGCTTGATGGCATGGTGCAAGGTAATGGTGAAGTGATTACATCGAACCCCTCTAAAAACATCTTTTTGCAAAACTGCGATGAGTTAGAGTTAACAGGCGATGTAGTCGTGGAAGCTAAACTGACAGGCCAAGACGTTGAAACTGAACTCGCAGATTATCGCGGTAAGTGGCAACTCCAAGCGCAAATGATGTGTACAGGGGCTAAGGTTGGTTTTGTATTTGTTCTGTATAAAGGTGTACAATTACGAATCTTTGGATTTAAAGCCGATGACGAGATGCAAAAACAGATCGCTGATGCTGCCATTGATTTTAAACGTAGACTAATGAAATACGAGCAAGCACAAGAGACTGAGTGGTATCCAATCGAGAACATCAAAGATGCACAAAACATCTATGACGAGTCGACTGAAGAGACGGTAAACTTAGCCGAGATGGAATACAAAGTTGAAGCTATCGTCAGAATGCGCGAAGACATCAAGGACATGGAAACACAAATTGAATTGTTCCAAGCGCAGATTATGGCTCAGATGGCAGATCGTAAGTATGCCAATGCCGGTAAGTATTTAGTCACATGGGGCGAGATGAACTTTAAAGCTGTCCCTGAGAAGATTGTCCCGGCAAAACCCGCTCGTACCGTACGTAACGCTAACTTGAGGATTAAATACAATGGATAGTTTTGATAATAGAGGTGCTGACTTTTGGCACTGGCAACAACAGTTGGAACAATTGGAGGAAGAGGAAGCAAAGATTGCGACTGATGACTTCTTTTTTAAAGGCATTGTGGATACACGTGTGAAGTCTAAAGCACGTCGTAAAGCAATAATGAAAATCTATTTTGGAGACCGTAATGGAACAACAGAAAACTTCGGGGATTGCTAAAGCATTTGTGGAAGCACAAAAAGAGTTTGCCCCGGCTCTTAAAACATCAACTAACCCACACTTTAGATCAAAGTATGTCGATCTATCCGGGTGTGTTGAAGCAGTATTGGACGCACTCAACAATCATGGTTTTGCATTGATACAGAAGACGCATGACTGTGAGAATGGTGTGAAAGTAGAAACCATATTCATGTATGAAACAGGTGAACAAATCTCAGGTGGTGTGATTTCTGTACCGGCTGATAAACACAATGCACAAGGTTATGGATCAGCATTAACCTATGCCAGACGTTACAGTCTGATGGCAGCATGTGGCATTGCACCTGAAGATGATGATGGTAATGCGGCCACAAAAGCACCGGCTGTTAAACCACCGGAAATGGTTTCCGCCATAAAAAAGTAATGACCCTCAATCTACCGGGCAAAGATCCGATTGAAGTCAAAGATCGTGATGATCTGAAGAAGTCGATCTTAAGTTTAGCAGATAAGATTGGGGGAGCAGAAGCTGATGCACAAGTTAAGGTGAAAAAATTACAGCAATTATTTGCAGTGAATGAAGAAACCTTACGCGGTATTGGTCCTGATATTTACTTAGATTTAAAGAATAAAATTGGAGATATAATCAGAAGCCTACTCACGTAGGCTCCTGTCTATATGATGTACATTACTTGTTGCAAACGTACATTGTTACTTCAAAACCAAAACGTAACTCTGTTGCAGTTGGTTTAGTCCACATAGTATTTCTCCTATTAAGTGAGTTTATATTATGTATGTAATACATGTAATACACATCAGTAAAAACATGAAAGAAGGATAATGAATATGGAATTTGTAGGCGTAGTAGATGCACAACATGATGTCAGTGATGGCCGAGAAATACATAAGCCATCGATTAGAATGTTAGTGAGCATCCTGACCCAAGCGATTGAGGATGCAATCTGGGAACCCATCGACTCAGAGATTAAATTTGATGCAACGCATTGGCTTTGTGAGGAAGACAATAAACTGTTGCAACTTTGTCTGTTTGTTGCTAACATGGATCAAGATAAGA